GACGAGGCGCTTCTCCTTCGCCATCATCAATTGTAGAAGCACATTGAACTGCGCTTGTCCTAGATCACCGGTCTCCGCGGCTTTCGCCAGGATAGCATCCATATTCTCTTCGGTGATTGTTCCCGGTGCTACAAGAGCGACCGGTTTCTTTTGTTCTGTCATGATACACCTTGATAGGTTGCGAAACCACAGCAACCGCCCCACATTTTTAGCCTGAGGTCACGGCCGTGGGCTCAACTCCTGCCCTTATCCTTCAAGGCCACGTTCTTCTTCGTCTTGGTAGGGGCGTCCATGACGCTTCTCCCATAACGAGCGATAGTACCTTGCGGAAATTGCATTGGCGCCTGGGACGCCAAAAATCTTATGACACTGTTTCTCAGTGATGATATCTTTCTCCACTAATTGCACCACAACGGTGCGCCAACCACGCGATTCTTCACCGCTGGGTAGACCGTGATTGTCCAACTTAAGGATAGACCACTCAAACATCATCGGTACGTCCATATAGCAAACATAACGAAGTTTGCTTCGACCAGGAGGAATACACCACAATCCTACAGTTGGACCACCACCATGATTACGCCATTGGCTAGCAAAAGCATGAGCAACGATGCCGTTTGCTTTCAATTTCTTCTCAATGAAATCTCGACTATTAATTCCATTGATGCGACGAGCCACTTTGTTCGTCAACATCTCTTGGTCGGCCCAACGATACTGCTTTCCCATCTTGTCCGACTTCTGTTTCTCCTCCGCAAATGATTCCTTCATGAAAGAGGTATAATCCTGCGGCCACTTCACCCAATTCGGGGTACCACCTGCTAACATCTTTTGAATCGATTCGCTCGTTGTATTCACGTCGTGATGTTCATTCCACGCATGATCAATCGTCACATCGCTTCCAGGGATAAACGGCTGATTCTTCGCCGGTCCCGCGTACTTCTCTACATCTTCTTGCCCAGGTAATATTATGCTCATTGTCACTCCTATTGGAAAAATTGAGAGGGGAAGTGTCGACGACTTCCCCTCCGAAGATTGTTAAACGCTCGGCTTACTGAATTGCCGGTACGCTGTCGATGAAGCGGATACGCTGCGTGTTCAAGCCCGTGGCAGGCGGCAAAGTCACCGTCTGGTGGAACTTGTACGAACACCAACCACCGATAGTCGAAACTGGGTCAAACGAAGAAGCGGGCGCGTCTGTTACGACGGCGCACTTGATCGTCTTCCAATCTCCATCATCAAGATCGGTGTCGCCTGGAACCTGCAACCATACGCCGATCATAGCGTAGTTGCCGAAGACGTACGTACGGTAACCAATCTTGCCGCTACCAGAGTAGTTAGCAGTCGTGGTTACGAACGGAGTCTGTGCAAGGCCGATGTTGGTGCCCGGAAGAACAATGACCTTGTTCTGGTCCGAACCAGCGGCTTCGTCAAACTTGTCCATGTTCTCGTACTTCCACAAATCCGCGATGCTGTTGTTCACAGTCGTGGCGTTATAAATGTCGCCGAGAACGTTCGGGCTGATGGCGCCTAGGAACATGCCCTTTTTGCAAGGAAGCACGTTCTTCGATACCAACTGCTGCTTCAACGAACGAATGGTGCCCAAGTCAAGCGTGAACGGCGATGCAAGCAAAGCGTTCTGGCTAACGTTGGCGTCAACAGTCGATGCGCTGTCTGCGACCGCGCTGTACAACTCGCTGATCGACTGTCCGGCTTGATAGCCTAGTTCGACTGCGCTGTTGCCCACCAACTGATCGATTGCCGCTGCAATTGCAAACGAACTGAAGTTGGCGTAGTTGTTCCATTCACCGATTTGTGCCGGTGAAGACAACTGCGAGATCACTTCCGGGTTACCAACTACTCCGTCAGTATTCTGGATTACGTCACCCGACAAGGTGTTGTACTGGAAGAACGTACGGTTGACACCCATGTGGAGACCCTGAATACGGCGTTCTGCTGCGATGACAAAGGCGTTCGTGTTACCCTTTAGGTTGGGGATTAGCTCTTTGTCGAAGATAATAGCCTGTGCGGTTAGCACATTGGCTACGTTATTCCCCGATGGATTTGGACCTGACATACTTTTCTACTCTGCAAGCTTGGACTCCGCGCGAGCGCGGGGAGGAAATCTTTAGACTTGGATACCGTACGCTCTACACTGCTTGACAAATTGAGGGTCCGTCTTCAGTTTTTGCGCCATTACTCTCGAATCCATTGCCTTGATTCCCTTCATAAACTCCTTTCTCGCGAGTGCCGGGTCCTGTGCTGCCGGTCGAGCAGCGCTGCTCGAGCCAGGAACTAGTCCACCGTTCACTCCCGGGCGACGGGCCGTTTGTTGTGCCGGATTAGCGGCGGCGGCAGGCGTCGTGACCGTTGCTTCGTTCACCGGCGTGCTTGCTGCTTGCGCCGATGCTTGGGCTACTACTGGTGTTTCTATCGCTGTGGTCGCGGGCTGTTGAGTCGCGGGCGCCGGATTAGCGGCGGCTTTCGCAACCTTTGCAGCTTGTACCTCAGCCTCGGTGACCGACGTATTTGACGCCGGTTCCGCTGGTTTCGTGGAAGGCACCGATTGAGACACCTTCACAAGCTTTCCTTCGTCCATGAGGTCCACAAAAGCAACCTCAAGGTTGTCGATGGTAAATTCAAGAGAATGCTCAGCCAAGTATTCCTTCAACAACTTAGAATTAGCTTCGCATGGATAGAAGTCAGCCAAATGACGGCGCATGAACTCGACTTGAATCGAGGCATGAATCAATGCATCCGCATTCTTTGCCATCTCCGCTTCACGATTTGCATACGTTGTTTCAATCGTGGCACGGATGGCCTCTTCCATCTTCTCCGGGTCCTTCGCTTCCAAAGCTTGAACCGCGGCAGCCTTGATCTGGTCCACAGTCAAAGCTAATTTCTGACTTTGTTGAAATGTCAACTTCTGGCGCTTCAAGCGCGCAAACGCACGAACCGCGAGAATGTATGCGGTGCGTAACTTCGAAACAGAGTCGAAAATATTGCCCGCTTCCAAATGAGTAGTACGCCCAATCGGGGTCTTCTCATCTTCTTCCAAAACTTGGTGTTCAAAATACGCGCGAGTGACCTTTCCTTCCACATTCCGGAATACGGTAATGCCGACGGCCTTCCAAGCTGCATCTTCCGCGACGTAATCAACCATTGTTGATACTGGCGGTACTGGCGTCGGAACCGGAGTCTGAGACTCCTCGATTACCGGCTCGATGGGTGTTTCACCCTCGGCAGCCATCTGCTGTGCTTCTTCTGCAAGCTGCGCGGTCGACGGACGGTTAGCTTCCTTCTCAACCTGCGTGGTGCGATCTTCCAACACCTTATTGTGCTCCACAATCAGTTGAGACATGTACGTCACAAACTTACGATTACGCATCAACTCATCCATATGTGGACGAGTCTCAGGATTTGCAATGGCTGCTTTAATCTCATCAAACGACATTTGCAGCGCTTGCTCGAGTTCTTCATCTTTTATTGATGCCGGGGCTGCGGCACCAGAAACATAATTAGGTAGCCCTTTTACCTTATTTAACATGTGATCTCCCAAAATTTTCTATTCTTACTGCTTCCCTTCGGATGGGAATTCTTGAGGTCCCTTGACAAGCTTCGGAGTCGGTGGTTTGAACCCTTGGAATCGCGTGCCCTTCCCTACTTGGGCCGCCGGGTTCTGCTCCTGCTCCGCTTCTTTTACTGCGCTTCTCTGATGCACTTTGACAGAGTCAAGAACATCAGTAGAAAATTTATTAATCGAGCGAGCCATACTTTGCATAGCGACCAGCTTCTCTTGGTAACGCTCTGTGGTTGGGTCCAATTTAATAACAGCTTCGGTCGCATTACGACAGGCTTCTGCCATCATGCGAACTAGAATTGTCCAACCCGGTACAGTGGTAAGTTGAGCAAGCAGAATCCTTTCCTCATGAGTCAGATTCTCACCCAGTAATATACGCTCAGCCATTATCTTGGAACACTACCTTGACGGAATTCGTCTTATATTCATCGGATTCACGAGAAACCACAGCCTCGGATGCGGTTATTCCGTTCGATGAGAGTTCGAACCATTCTTTTGCCTGTTTCCAATTCTCGTCACCCGGGTGACTTGAAAACCCACAGCCATTCAAACACCAAATCACGAGAGATAAATTAGAGAATCGATGGCAAGCTAAATTGTAATCTTTGTGAGAGCCTATATGGTATGGTCCACCTTTCAAGTGCCGACAATTCTCACGCTCATCTTTGTATACTGCTTTCAACCACCCCGGAACAGGTCTACCCGCTGCGCGCCACTTTGCAAGAAAATTGTTCGCATATACAATATTCTTACGAATCTGTATTTCAGCATACAGATTCAAAAGCAGACTGTTAAGATTTGAAACGTGCTTGATTAGAAAATCAAGAACGATCTCCTTCAAACTCTTTGAAATCGATTTCCACTTCATTGGTATTCTCCTACTACATTGTTAGGGCCGGTGTTACCCGGCCCCCACGCCTACGAACTTATAACGCCGTTGTGGCACCGAAGCCCTGTGTTTGTTCAGGACCGCCCATGATTGAGGGTTTCGTCGACTTCTCGACCGAGGCACGAAACGCTTCATTACCGGCCTTGCCAAGCTGACGTTGATTTTCCAAAGTTTGCTGATCTTGGAACTTCTTATCAGCCATCGATTGTTGTGCTTTCGCTTGAGCCGCTTGAATTGCCGCCGGTGAGTTTGCTTGATGCTGCTGAAGCTGCTCTGGCGTCATCTTCGTCAAAAACTCTTGCGAGAACTTCCAACCGGCCGCATCAACGAATGCATGGAAGATTGCGGGAGCATCAAATTGATAACCCGCATCATTCGCGTTCTTCACGAAAACAGGATTCGTCATCAACTGAATCATGATCGGGAGTGCTTGGGCCATTTCCTTCTTTGCACCCAAACTTGAGCCCGCGAGAACTTCATACTTAACTTGTGAGTTACGATAGTCGATATGATCGACTTTGATTGCCTCGCCTAGCTCGTCACCGAGAATGTCTCTCATGACATTTGCCGGAAGAAGATCATTGTCCAACTCATCCATTTGATGCAGCCACGGTTCAAAGACTTGGCGAACAAATCGACCGGTCGGACCATCTAGACGGCTAGCATTAGCCGAAATAACGGCCGACGCACCTGTTGCACTTCTCATGCCCGTTGTTGAAATGCCAGCGTGGCCAGCACCTTGAATTACTTGTTCGTTTGCACCCGAAGTAGCCGCACCTGCTGACTGTGACTGCTGAATAAACTGAAACGCTTGTTCTGGGACCGGAGGCATCTGCAAGAACTTGAATGCCTTCTCAACATCATCATCAACATCGATGATGCCGCCTTGTTCCCAACGAGTGTTCTGTGTCGGGACATTGAGTCCTTTCTTACGAAGCGCAACCGGCTGCAAACAATAAGCCAGCAAATCAAGAGCTAAGTTTGTTACGCCTTGCTCGACGATCTGCTCACTTCCAATCAGCAATCCCAACCCTTGTCCATAGAAGTTGTCAGGAATGTTACGCCAATTAGCCGAAAAGAATGGAATCTTCCCAAACGGATTCGCTTCATTACGAATCAAAATGGCCGCACCATTGAACATCAAGATTACGATCACTTTCTCGTTATCCCAATATTCAAGTAATTCCAATGGTGCGCGATTCGGGTCCGCGCTCGTGTTATAATTGCGCGGCTTTGCGTGCTGCAAATAGCCCATCATACCTTCCGGTATGGTTAGCGTGATATTATCTGGACCCGGAGTTGTGGCCTTCGAGAACATGTGACGAAGCACAGCCTCTTCCGGAATCTGGTAACCTTCGTTCCCACGTAGACGATCAAGGTCCTGATACGTTACATAGTCACGATAGATGACCCACTTTGCCGAACGAATATCTCCAACACGCAGACCTGGGTCCGTCAAGACTGTACGAATATCGCAGAACTTCAACCACGGGTGAGAAACTATCTTCTCTGAAAACTCAATTTGAAAATCATCTGATTCTGGTGTATCAACAAATGTTGAATCGTTAGCACCGGCACCGGGAACCGGAATTTGGCCCGCACGACGTTTGTACTTCTTAACCTTTTTCGAGTATTCGGCGTAGCCCCACTTCCAAATGCCGGTACCTAGAAGCGCCATCTGATCAAGGCCGCGCTCGACTTCTTCCTCAAAGCGCATCGCCTTAAGTTGAAACGTAAAAATTGCCGTCTTCGCATCAACCAATTTCTTGTCAGTGTTCGGAGATGGACGCAACAAGAAACATGGGTCTTCATAAAAAATGCCGCCCATGATCTTTGGCACAATTGCCGAAATGTGGTTTGACACCATGAACTTTGGGACCGCCGAATTTGCTACGTCGGTGCCTTGTTCGAAATTACTTGTTGACATCGGCGATTGATACAGCAAATCTGCCATTGTCCAACCACTGGCCCACTGATTGATGTTGACAAAATTGTCAGCGATATCAGCATTATCGACGACCAGTTTAATTGCTGCTTCAGACTCAAATTGAATCGTACTCGTTTCCGAGTCAATGTACGTGTTCTCTGTCGTGATTTCGGCCGCAGGAGTTTCCCCTAACTCGGCAACTTGGGCATCGATGCCTTGCACTGTGCCAAAATAGTCCGGCTGTTTTTCAACCGGTTTCTTCTTCTCTATAATCTCCACGGTCCCTTATTCCCAAAGATGACCATTCGAGGGTCAAGTTTTCTTGGCGCCGGTGGATCAATCGACGGTTGCTCTTTTGGAAGCTCTCCACCAACTCCACCAAAGTATCGCTTATATTGCTCATCACGAAGAACCCTTTTCGTATGTTCCTCTTGAAGACGCTTCTCTTCCTCGGGGTCCACCTTTTCGATTATTGGACGCGCATCGGCCGGAAGAATGTATGTCAGATACGAGACCGCATCCGGAATATCGTCCTTGCGCCCTTTGTTCTTTTTCTCACCGGTATACTGTGTGAACTGGCGTATTGTTTCATCAATCCAACTGCCCATCACAAAATGCAAGCGATGTTCGTTCAGTAGGATTTCAACCGACTTGATTCGATTACGCTTTGCATTCTCTTGTCGCGATGGCTGCTTCCAGTAAATATACGGTTGGTAACCATACCGATTTCCAACGTTGAGAATCTCTTGTTTCAAGAAGTCGGCACCATTCGATTGCTCGATCATGGTAACCTTGGGACCCCAACGCTTTGAGAACGATACAATCTGGTGCGCTAACTCTGAGTGCTTCCACTTATTAAAGATAATTTCCAAGATCGTGAAGGACCATTGGTCGGCATCGTTCTTGTACAAGCGAGCAGCCACACCAGCTGAATAATCAGATGTTGCACGATCGGATAGAGCCCAATCCCAGACCACGAATACATCGCCAACTCGTGGCGCCGCTTCACGCTGGTACATGTGCGCTCTTAAATCAGCTTCGGTGAAGCTAATCTTGAAACCGCTGTCTTCCGCGGCATCCGTTGGCTCATTCATCTGCTGGTTACGAAAATTACGATCAGAGCCAGTATCGCCCATCTTCTTTAATAGAAGAGAGCGTAGACGTTTGAATCCCCAACGCTGAGGAAAGGTCACCGTGACCATATCTTCAGTTAAAGATACGAGTGGGAGATCAAAGTACTCTGGCTTGATCTTCCAGCAGCCACGACAGAAATACTTCAATGGGGCGATCTCGCCCGTTTCCTTATTTGGCTTTAATCTCTGACCATACCAATCGTCAGTGAAATAACGCGTACCAATGTGGTCCATGAACCCATGTGGGTCCAACAAATCGTCAGTACCATCGTACTTCGTCTTCAGTTTCTCTCGTTGCTCTTCGTTATTCGAGTTTTCGTCAGTGACAACGTCATCGCCCTTCTTAATATCACAATGCCAACCTGATAAGTTAGCGACAATTGAATTCACCCACAATGAGCCTTCTTTCTGATTGTGAATGCGCGCCGGAGAGAACAACGGTTCTTTCGACTTACCATCGACACCGCTAGTTACATACTCCGGAAATAAAAGATGAAATGCGGTCGGTTCATGACCTTCGCCAAGATAAAAGTAACCCTTGATTTCTTGAGCGAAAGCCGTTGCCAACTTATACTCACCAGTGATGATGAGGATGCGAACGTCTGGGCAGCACAACAACCACTGTGCACTGTCAATACCATCGATCGTTGACTTGAAAAATCCGCGTGAATCCAACAACATCATTTCGATCTCGCGACCGTACGGATTCACTTTCCCATCTTCACCAAACTTCTGATGCCACGCAATAGCGGCATGCACATCCCCTAACGTGTAGCCCTCAAAATATGCAGATTCCACTTCCGGACGTGACGCATCAACAGTACCATCTTGGTTCAACCACGGCCCACCAAAGTTCTTGCGCACAAACTGATCACAAATATCTTGATGAACTGAACGATACAAATCCTTACCGAACAAGCGCCCAAGCCAGAACAAATCCTTACGAGCACGATCACGCAAATCAAGCCAGCGCTCAAACGAAACAATCTCATCAATCTCGTAATCTATGTTCTCGAGATTCGGTCTGCGACCTCTGCCGGAACGTGGGTCAAGATTACTATTTTGGATACGAATGCAAGTTTCGGAAGGATTGGGGCGTACAACTTTCTTCTTCTTGCTGCTCTCACTCTCGCCGGTCTCTTCATCACTTTCTACCTCTGGCTGCCCGTAGTAAAGGCGCAAAAGGCGGACACGACTGCGAGCTTCACTTCGATATCTTTGGCCGCTCTTATCTTCCGCGGCGCACTCCTCCAAACGACGAAGAAACTCCGACTTCTTCTCCTCGCGAGAGACTTGCTCAACCTTCCATGCCTCACCATATGGCTCTGGCAGACCTCTCTCACGAGCACGTTGATTTGCTTTTCTCTTACGTGCAGCCTCTTTCTGTGCGGGAGTCAAACTCATTGAAATTTCCCTCGGTCATTTTATATTAGATGTTACGGAGCCCGCGGCTATGTTAACTCCCCGGCTTATCCATATCCTCTTCGTCTTGAGATTCCTTCACGAGAGGCATTGCCGTGTAAGTCCCATCATCTTCTTTGGAAACGCCGACGATTCCACCCGGCTCCACTTTCAAACTGTCATAACTCTCATCAAACAGACGAGAAATTTCTCTCATCACGGAACCATGCACACAAGCTGCGACTGGAAGACCACCCTCTATCCCAACCTTGATGCAATTGCGGATAATCGGGTCAACACGATTACGAAAATGTTCTACGCTCTCGCCACCCGGAATGACTTCCTTCGGATTATCACGGTAATGCGCCAACTTCTCACGATTCTCTTCGTTCTTCGGCAGACCGGTAAAATCACCGGTATCGAGACTGTCAAAGTTTTTGAGCGCAATCGATGACATGCCTTTACTCTCTGCGAGTGGCATCATCGTTTGCATTGTGCGGTGCTTACCGGAATGATACAACGCGCTCAGCTTATAGCCCTTGAGATATGTCGCAAGGTCTTCAGCCTGTTGCTGACCGGCCATGTTTAGAGGAATGTCCATGTCACCACGGAACTTTTCCTCGCTTCCATCCGGCGGATTGTTCATGTCAGTCTCACCGTGTCTGATGAAAAACGCGGCTAGCTTCATGGTAATTTTGGTCCAAAACCCGAAGCCAGAGTTGAAGCTGGAGCCGGGGAAATTACATCGGGCTTAGGAGTATTATCCTTGCCCCACGCCGTTGTGGCGCGATTGACTGCGTAATGTACAGTTGCGAAACCACCAAGTGCTGTCACTGCCATAGCATCCGGATGCCCGCCAGTCTTAACGACCATGTAAACCAAGCAACCTATCGAAGCAAATGAGTGAATGGCAGTCATCAAACGCGACGAGCTAGGACTACCCTTGTCGCTGAATGCGATCTTACAATATTGAATAAGAGGAGCGAGACTTGCCAACTTCATGTAATTAATCCGCCATCTTCGCTGCCTTCAACTTCCTTGTTAGGTTTCTTCGCCGAATCCCTCATGCGCTTCACAAGACCTGCCATCGCTTGAACGTGACCATTCTTCGACGCTAAGCCTTGCTCGACATGGTCGTCAGTGAAATCTGCGTCCGGACCAAGCTTAAGAGCCCTATGCAAACCACCGCTACGCAAATGACGAGCAGCACGATACGTTGAAACTGCTTGAGCTGAAGGTGCTCCACCCACGCCAACCATTATGCCACCTTGCCAGCGGCCGCTAACGGAGTCTGTTCTGAATCTTGATCTTCGCCCATATTCGGGTCCGAGGTATGATCAATCACGTGATCGAGCATGCCATCATGATCGGCGGCTGCACCGCGCACATCGCCATCACGAACAGGCGCGGTATGCTGATAACCATGCTTACCATGAATGTGATGAACCGTGTGAGAACCGTCATTGTGATGCTCAACAATGGTGTGACTGAATGAGTGTTTCTTTGCCATTTTATTTCCTTGTGCGCCAGAGATTTGAACCAAACCTTCCGGCTCGCCCGGCTTGTGTGGTATCTGATCTACAAATTCGCAACACCCTTTCGGAATGTTTACAATCGCTATGCCGTCTTTATCTTTCTTGGTTTTTGAGTCCGCGAGCATTGCCGGATGCGGACAACGACCTTTGCCGCTTTCATCAACGAAAATCTTTCCTTCCGTTTTACCCTTCAACCACTTGCAATCCTCGCAGTGGTAAGGTCCATCTTCGGCATACCCGGCAATTGATGTACTCTTCGGCCAGAATGCGCCAACTTCATCAACAAGCTTCTTCAAGCCCGCGATTACTTTTTTCCAATCAGCCATTTTCTCTGCGCGCCTTGCGAGCATGAGCATAAGCAGGTAATCCGCGGCGCGGCGTAGAAGCAAACTCGTGCAGTTGCTTTTGAGCCATATCAAGCAAACCGCGATTTTCCGGATTCAACTTTTCCGGTTCATGTTCCGCAATCGCCATTGCGATCTGCTGTGCCTTTGATTTTGCTGGCATGCTGCCTCTTACTTCTTAATTTCTCGTCCTGTCAACTTGGCAAGATCAGCTTCTATGTGGGTCAGGTGGTTCTCAAGCAGAGTCTTCATGCCAATTTCCATGGAATCCATGTGAGCAATGCAGCGCATAAAAAACGCTTTGCCGTGCTCATAGACGCCGCGGGAACTCCAAGCCAACTTCACAATGACGGCCACAATGGCTAAATCTCTGAATGTAGAGGCGATCTCCCCAAGAGTCAACTGTGATGGATTGAACATAGGGGTCCCTTTGAAAATTTGCCGGGGCTATACGCGGCCTGCTGTGAGTTTCACACGCTCCGCATTTTGTGTTTCGCGGAGAAAAAGAAAGGGCGAGATTTGTTCATCCCGCCCCAACAGAGAGAGTTGTCCCTTTCGGGAAGTTTTTACGACTCGATACCGAACTGATACAAGGAAGCCTTGTTGGTCGCGTCCGAAGTTCCGAACGTTACGCCAACAACGAAACCAAGCACGGCACCTTGCTGCAATGCAGAGTTACCCGCATTGAAGTTAAGGCCGGTAAGCACGGTTGTAATGATGGTCGGAGCAGTAACCGAGGCACCCTTATACGCTTGGTATGCACCGGTCAACTGACCAGAATCATTGTCGCCCAAAAGTTCTGCCTGGAGACCCCACGGCTGAGCAGCCGCAAAAGTCGGAGTCATCGCGCCAGTGGTTGCAATTGAAGTGTATACCGGGCTAGCCAAAGAACCAGTCACAGCATACAACTGAATGGTTACGGTACCCGATGGGTCGCCAGTATCCGAACCGAAGCTACCACCTGCCATCACTGAAAACTGCTGGCCGTTAAACACGTTCTGTGCTGGAAGCCACAGCGCACCAACCGGGCTAGTCGAA